TGTAAGACTAAGAGCCGTGAACGGAGAGCGGGTTTGTTGCAACAAAGCCCTTGCCTGTCCGCTAGATGGTACGCGGTGTGGAGTTGGGCTGCTGCTTGTCTGCACCAATTTCTTACTTGGGCGCACGACTGGCAACACCTGGTTGACAACGATGGGACGCTTGTTTGCTTTCTTTTTGCGAGACATGCTTTCGTTTTGGGTTGTATGAAACTGCAGGTTTCAGACATGTGAATGCCAAATTCACTAAATTAAATTCACTGTTGCTATTGGCAATGGGTTCAAATAACGCGCCGGGATCAACCTAACCCAAAGTAAATTTCTAGTTTGCGGCGCATTGCCGGGAATTTCTCAATTAAAAGCGTTGGCATACAACGGTACACCTTCCTCTAGGAAACTCCCGACCTTCCCACTGTCGTCTGGCTCGAAATCGACTTCAAATAATTTACGAGTCAATTCTGCAGGTATGACAACGGGAAGCGACTTTATATTCAAGATGAACAGTTCAAGAGCTAATATTTCTTGTTCGCTCAAACCATATATTTCGAATAAGTAATCCATAGCGGTCCTCACATGGAACATAATTACTTCATTATTCGAGCCCATCTTGTGTTCGTTGTCCTTGTTCCAGATTTTGAAATGTGCGGATTCATAATCTATTTCTACTTCATCCAACACAAATCTAGCATACAAGGCACGGATAACAGGAAACTTACTAAAAGCAACCATGGACTGTAAAACCATTTTAGTAAAGTAACCATTTTCTTTAGTAGGAAACAAATGGGGAGGCTTCCAAAAGCTCTTAAACAATATTCTCCCTAATTTTGGGACCCACGTAGGATTGTAATCATCATCCCACATGAATCTACCACTGCAAAATACAGCATTCGTACCCCACAAATAATTCTCTCGTAATAATACCTTCGGTCTAAATCCGCCCTGTCTCAACAATAAAACTCCTTTATCCAATATCCATAGAGCAAATTGCCTGGGCACATACAAAAGATTATCATCACCGTTAACCCAACAATATATCTTGGGAATTACAAAAGAAGCTTCAGTTTTGTCCATCAATTGCTTAATGAACCCCAAACCCAGAGAGTAGTAGGTAAGAATCAAAGATAGTACTAGAGATATATTCGTCATGCCATTACCACACGACGTTTCACCCCCTCCTGATGCTCTGATACCCTTACCCCTCACTTCCGTGTTTTCTTTCGAAAATCCTCTGTATTTGGCAACACTTCTTATTGCTGACTCAAAGAGCTGTGGATTATTTTGGTATTCACAATCGGTATCTTTTGCGTAATCTAAATAAAATTCAGTCTCAACGTCCAACAACAAACCTGTATCAGACGACTCCCAAGACGTATAATCTATTTCGACAAACACATAATCCAAATTACCCACAGACTCTGTAGCCTCATAAACATCCTTTCCCAAAATGGCGGCCTTCATGCCACAAGCTGATCTAAAATCAGTATCATTCGTCCAAGTGGCCCACGCTTTAGTCAGACCCTGAAAGAATGGGCAAGTAAGCACTTTGAATTCAGGTGTTTTGCCCGAAATCAATCTCGGCTTGCAGTCTAACTTAGCATAAGCTTCCCTCTTGACAAAGATTTCGTTGTGACACTTAGTCCGTTCAAATGAATCCACTGACAACCCTGTCAAACCCTCGTAAGCACGCACTAACACCCTAATGTAATTATTCGGATATGATCGTTCTGTGACCCAAGATACGAAGGAAGTGGGAACGTTCTCCATCCGAAGTTTGGCTACCCGCATGTACTCACGTAGAACAGATGCGAAGAACTTATGAACATTGTGGTCAAACTCCGGGTTTGGCAGCATGTCTAACCGTGTCTCAACTGCCAAACGTTGGTTATGTACGCAGTTTTGTGCGAAGACCGGTTTCTCCTCTAGACAAACGCTGTCGCAGACAGCCATCAGTTTACCACGACAGAAAGGAACTGGGGGTGTATTCACAACAAATTCGCCAGCTGGGGCAGTGAACATACCCTCACGGCAAACCCCTACACTTCTAAAGCGCCAGTCGTGGGAGGAAAACTTTTTCTTTTTGAAGAAAAGGTAGACAAACAGTGACATGACTATTATCAACGATATAAAGTAGGTAGTTTGCTCATATCCCGTTCCATCTCCAGCTGACACTGGACTGATTTTATACAGTAAAACCAATAGAATCGGTAAATAGAATGCAAGATAGTAACTGAACAAAGTTCCTACCGTCAACATCATGATACCTATAGTCACACCAGAAGCGAAATTAAAGAAACTTTCGCTCGTCGTATAGATATGGGAGTGTTCTTCAATGTCCATCGCCACAGCACCCTTAGCGAAGAACACTAAAACAACCAAAGCCATCACTACCCACATCCAAGCATTGCTACCTGTCTCTCTCAACTCAAGTGAACCAAATCTTTTGACAGCATCGTTGTGTTCTTTCACAGTCTCCTGATAAGTATATAAGTCAGGATGAGTATTCTCGATACCATCTTCTAAAGCCACCATAGCCAGTCTACGAAAACCAGCCATGTTCAATTGGTCACCAAAGTTATCCATCTGCACCCATCTTTGGTATAGGTTGCAGACTACGGAATTGACAAGTTGCACGTCGCGTGTTTTGAAACCCACGCGGGACATTAATTCGTAGTACATTCTCTTGTTGAACGGGTAGTTGACACCGTCATTCGAGAGTTGCATATCACCGGGAAGAAAAGGTTTTTCTCCTACGAATTCTCTAGCAGTGTGGTCAAAAGCGTGCGATATAGGGTTTAAAGGCAACACCCCATCATGTAAAGCGCACAGAATCACATAGGTTGACCCCACACGTTCCATAACAGAAGTACATAGCGTCACGGTTTTTTGAAAATAACCGTCATACACCTTTCCCACTTGGCCATCGAAAACATAATGGCCCGTAGGATGTTTGTAGATTCTGTCAGGACTCTGCTGACAAACGATCCCATCTTCCACGACATATCTGGATTCACCAAAAGATTGTCGCCCGGAGAAGTAAGGGAACGCATAGCACACAACAACACCGACTCCTCCACACTTTTTTAATATCTGCATAAAGTCGCTAACGCCGATATAATAGTGAGAGTGCACGAACATAGCTCCAACAAAGTCATGGCAGTCACAGCTCTGGGCGGTATGAGCACAGAAATTTCCCTCATCATACATTCGGCGCACTACATCTGCCGGTTCGATAATGGGTTTTGTGCAATGGACATCTGGTCTAGATTGGTTGCGTCTAGCGTTGCCTCCCACGTCCATAACCATACCTTTGCTTTTGACTACTTTACGCAAAAGACTGTGTGCGATAAATTCGGCTCTTCTTCGCTCCGCATTACTGATCGGATGCGAATGTGTCTCCAGAGTAAAACTATCCGATATCGGAATCGGAATAATCTTTGCGATATGAGATCGCTGCACATCTGTTAAGACATGATGATTGAACCATTTATCCATCTTTCGCTCTTTGGGGTCGGTTTGAGCATTGACAACTTGCTCTTTTTTCGGCCGTATGCCCTTCGGTTGGGCGCCCTTGTCGTCGGGCTTTTTGATAGGTGCTCTGTCAGCACCCTCTACGTTGCTCCGTTTCTCTTCTTTGACCTTGTCTTTGATCACTCGAAAGTTAATAACTCTCGGTTGGACCACAGGTACAGCTGACACGGCAGCTGCGGCAATAGCCCCCTCCCCACGAGATACGTCTCGTGGGTTGGGTTCAAGACCAGTTCCGATTCCGACGGACGACATGATGTCTAGCAACGGGTTTACACAAACTCGATAAAAATCGATAACAACGAACAAAATACTAAATAAGGACGCCACTCCTATGTACGTTCACTG